CGATGAAGGCGATCCAGCGCGTCCGATAGCGGGCTCTCTGCAGGCAGTGGCGGTAAGCGTTGATCTGCACCGCGACGCCGGGCCAATCGGTCAGCGTGACCTTGCCGGCCGCGATCCACGGGGCCAGTACCTCGCGGAAGCCGTCCTCGCTCTCGTTGTTGTAGAGGTAGAAATGCTCGACTCCGACACCCTCATGGAAGGTCAGCCAGTCGTCGAGGTAGGGCGCCTCGTTCTTGAAGATCGCGCAGACGGAAAGCTGCCGCTGAAAGGCGGGCAAGCCAAGGGACGCGCCAAATCGAAAGATGGCATCCCGCACCGTCGCGCTTCTCAGCATCCCGCACCGCCCCTTGTCCACCCGGCGCATGACCGTATCGGCGACCCCGCTGCCCTTTGCAAGTAGCAAGGTCCCTCCGCGGTTCATCGGCGGAGGTCCCTACCACGCCCCCCTTATCGCCATCGTCCGCGCGGCCCAGGTCAGGTTGTCGTTGGCGAAGGCGGCAGGATCCTCGGCGCCGCCATTCAGCTTCTGCAGGCCCGCCACGCGGGTGCTGTTCGAGCCGGGGTTTGCATCGATGACCGCAGAATAGCCGGTGGGATCGGCAGAGACATTCCGGCCCGACGCAGCAGCCAGATAGAGCGTCGGCGCGCTGCCCCAGCTCGGGGCGATAGTGTCCGGATTGGCGCCAGCGCTGCTGCCGGTCGCGCCCGCAGAAACTTCCGGAACACCCCTGACATTGCGTATGCAGAGGACGACGCCATAGAACGCCGTGTTGGCGCCATAGGAGAACGCCATCGACGCGCCTTCGCTGCCATCGGCAACCCGATATTGCGTCGAAAGAGCGCGAGCCGGCGAGCCGCCGATCGAAACCCACGATCCGAGCTTGGTCCACCCGGCATTGGTCGGTTCCGTCGTTCCCGCGGCGTTGCCATGGCCGAAAAACCCGACGAGAAGATCGCCGACCTTGATCCCGCCCGGCATCGCCATTGCCGCCGATGATGCGCCGGCCTGGCTGGTGGCGGCGGAGGCCGCCACGTAGGGCAGGAGCCGCTGCGCCGCGAACCCCGTCAGGCGGGTCGCCGACAGCATCAGAGCAGCGCCTTCAGCGCGGTCTTGAACTGCGGCGCCGCGATCGCCTGCTTGCCCTCGAGCGCGCGGATGCGGTTCTCGTGGCTCATAAGCAGCCGGAGCGCCACCGCGTCGACGCCGTCGACCGCCGCATCCTTCGCCGCGTCGAGCTCCGCCGCCGTCATGTCGCGGACGGTCCAAACCCGCGTCACCCGGTCCTTGCCGACGGTCTCGACCGGGCCCGACTTCACCTGGGTCGCCGGATCACAGGCCGGGTCGGTCACCTCCACCGGCAGCCACCGGATACCCTTGCGGGTGACATCGGGCGGCGGGTCGGCGAAGTCGCGCGTTTCGACGACCGCGTCGTCGGCGAGGCGAACGAGAGCGTAGAGCGGCATGGTTCAGTCGTCCTTCAGGGCGTCGATCGTGTAGAGGATGAGGATGCCGTGCAGGCGGGCATCCACGGCAAGCGTGTCCGAGCCGTTCGACGGGTCGCGGTGGATGCGGAACTCGACCAGGTCGCCGGTGGCGGGCGAGCCGGCAATGGTGACCGCGGCGCTCTCCGGCCCCTGGTACATCCGGTCCGTGGTGCCGCCGGCATCGGTAGAAGTCTGCGCCGTGCCGAAGGCCGCGTCGCCGGCGTCGCCGTCGGACTTGGCGACGGCATCGAGTCCCCAGACGGTGCCGAAATTGGTGGCCGCCGAGGCGTGCGACCAGACCGGGATGAAGGTCACCGTGCCCTCGTCCCAGGATTTCGGCATGCGGATCGAGAAGGAGGCGAATTCCTGCGTCGTGGTGTCGAAGTCGAGCGTCGCCAGCATGTTCCTGTTGGTGCTCGTCTCGACGATGCCGGCGGAAGGCCCGTTGGTGATGCGCGGGATCATCGCGGTCGCGGGGATCCAGATCGACTGCTTGCCGAGGCCGGCGCCATCGCCGGCCAGCGCCGCAATCGCCTCGGCGACGCGGAGCGCCGTCATCAGCTTGGTGTTGTCGGTGCCCGCTTCCGCTTCGGCCTGGCTGGCGACCACGGCGGAGACCGTCGGATTGCCGGAGGCGCCATCGCCATTGGACACGGCGATCTGGTTGGCGGTGCCGGCAATCGAGCGCTTGGTGAAAGTATCGGCGGCGGTCTCGACCACGAGGCCGGCGGTGCCGTTCAGGCCGGCGAGCGCGGTCAGCGTGGCGTCGGCCGCCTGCTTGGTGTCGGCATAGGTCTTCACCGCCTTCTGGGTCGCGACCTTCGTATCGCTGTTGGCGGCAAGCGCTCCGTCCGTATCGAGGTAGCTGGTCGGCACCCGCGCCGCGTCGGCGCTCGCCAGCGCATCGAGCGCGTCCTTCACCGTCGAGCCGCTGACCCCGGAATCGTTGTCGACCTGGCTGGCGTCGTAGTCGTGGAGCGCGGCGCTGACGATCCCGGTGCGGCCGAAGACGCTCGACACCGCGCCGCCACCCCCTCCCCCGCCACCGGCGGCGACCTCGTCGATGGCGTCCTGGATATTGTCCGCCGACAAGCCCGAGGAGGCGTTGTCGTAGGGAATGGTGGCGAGGCCGGTATCCTTGTCGATGCGGATCGCCTCGTTCCAGGTGGTCCCGTCGGGCGAGACCTTGAAGACGAAGTCGGTGTCGCCGGCGAGGCCTATCTCCGCCCGGCCGGAAAAGCCGCTCTGGAAGAGGAACGTCGCCGTGTCGGCGTCGGTCTCCTTGTTGACGATGATGCGCATGTCGCCGCTGCCGCCATCGGCGGCCGCAACCGCCGTGAAGAGCGCAGCGGCGGAGCGGACGGCGAGCCGGTTGGTATCGTCGGCATCGGTGTTGATGCCGAGGCTGGTCACCGGCCCCGAGCCGCCGCCGCCCTCCATCGCCGCCCAGCCGTCCGATCCGCGGACGAGCAGCGATTCCGTCGCCCGATCATAGGCGATCCATCCGGGCTCCGGCGCGAAGAAAGTCCACGCCCCGTCGATGAAGGCGGCAACCATGCCGTCCTTGCCGGACCAGTCGCCCGTCGCGTCCGCGGCGACGATGTGCCGGTCGCCCTCGGCCGGATCGTCCGGCAGCGCGGTGCGGTCGGCGTCGAGGACGGAGAGCTGCACGACGGCATCGAGCCGCCTCAGCGCCTCGTTGTGGGTGACGTGCTTCTGCGCCTGCGCGGGCGCGAGGTAGGGCAGCCCGAGATGGATCGTCTCGAGGTCATCAGACATGGAGGAGGCTTTCGATAGCGGTGCCCGCCCCTTCGGTCGGGCTCACCTGGCTGACACGAACCTTGATCTCGTCCGGCGCGGTGCCGAAATCGGCGACCTGGTCGGCATGGGCATAGATTGCGGACGGCGCGGAGGCCGCGATGGCGCGGACGACATCGCCACCGTCGAGGATTTCCACGCGATAGCTTTCCGCCGTCTCGCCGAGCGGGATCTCGACGAGGTCCCACGCATCGCCGCCGATGCGGCTCTGGCGGACCCAGCCGAAGGTCACGTCGCCGCTGCTGGCATCGCGCGTTGCGCTGACATGGACCGGCGGCAGGCAGCGCAAGCCGCGCCGGGCTGCCGCCAGCGTCACGTCGGTAAACGTGTCCGGGTCGTAGACCGTGCCTGCCGCCCCGGCCCGGAGCGTGAGCGCCAGCCCGGATTCCGCCTCGCGGAGCTGCAGGAGCTCGACGGCCCGGTCGAGAAGCACGAAGCGCGCGCCGGCAGCATGGCCGAGGGCCATGACGTCGCTGGTGCCGCCCTGGCCACGGAGCAGCCCGCTCAGCCGCCAGGTATCGGCGCCGGTGAGCGTCGCCGTGCGGAACTGGATCACCTCGAAGCTGCCAGCCTCCAAGCCGATCGCAGCGAGGTTGGCGCCGTTCAGCACCGCGACATCGGCAGCGCTCGCCAGCGACCCCCCATAGAGGCGGACCTGGATTGCATTGCCCTCGTCCCAGCGCGCCAGCGGCCCGGCGGGGAGCGGCGCGGTCAGCTCCCCAACCGTCGCCCGGCGGCTCAGTCCCTGCCGCGCGACGAAGCCGGTATCGGGCGTGCCGACGGCAAGCGCCATGGCGCCCGGCCAGGGATTGGCGAAGGCCGCGACATAGGGCTGCCAGCCTGGTTCGCTGCCGGTCATCAACGGCAGGTCGAGGAGCACTATTAGCGGCGCCGTCGTATCGTCGGCGCCGGCCGGCGGGTTCTCGCGGACCACCTCCGCCACCGGCGACAGCACTGCCGGATCGATGCTCCGTCCCTCGATGCGGCGCACCAGCCCATCCTCGACCCGCGTGACGAGGAGCGTCGCCGCCTCGTCGGCCGTCGCGAGGTCGCAGACGTCGCCCGGCTCGATGGCGAGTCCGCCATGCCCGAGCGCGAAGGAATAGGTCGCACGGCCCGCCCACAGGTCCTGCAGGATCGTGTCGGCGAAGCTCGCCGCGGCGGCATAGCGCATCACCGCGCCGGTATTCTGGAGCTGCGTCCGCCGGCTGCCGGTCACCAGCCGGCGCGCGGTCGCGGCGCTGGCGCGATAGTCGGCGAGCGCGTCGGAGAAGCCGATGCCGATCTCCGCCGGCAGCTCGGTCTCCTGCGCCCGGCGCACCGTGAGCAGCGGCTTGTCGTCGCCATCCTCGGCCAGGTCGGCCGCCGAGAGCGTCGCCACGGCACGTTGCAGGCGCGGCACGAAGCGGACCACCTCGCCCGATTCCGCCGCCTCGAACATGAGCAGCCCGGCAAGCGGTTCCAGCGCACCGCGCGCCGAGGTCACGTCGCCGATGACGTAACCGTCGAGAATGCCGTCGAGCTCGCCGATCTCGGCACCGGCGATGCCGTAGTCGGCGAGGATCGCGGCGACGAGGTCGCTCGCGGCGGTGGCGCCGAGCCGGCCCGTCAGCCAGTGGCCGGTCTGCCAGTTGCCGCCATCGGACCAGACGTCCAGCCGGTACGGGAAGGCGGGATAGGGCCGCGCATCCCACGTCCAGACATGCATCGCGCCGGCCTCGACCATCGGCGCGCCATATGCGGTCGAGAGCGGATTGCTGCCGGCGACATAGGCCGGATCGGCAGTATCCCAATAGCCTGCCGCCGCCGCGAGGAAGCGGCGCTGCATGAGGTCGTCGCGGGCGCCGCTCGAATAGTAGGGCAGCGCGCTCGCCGAGGATTTCGGATCGGGAAAGACGTTCGGCTGGTTGGCGCCCTTGTCGACCGCCGGGCAGCCGATCTCGGTGAAGACGATCGGCTTGCCTTCCGGCATCCAGGCGGTCGGCGTATCCGCCTCGACCCCGCCCGGCCGGTTGAAGTGCTGATTGCCCCACCAGCCCTTCAGGTCCTTCGGACGGAAGACCCAGGGCTTGCCGGCGCCGTCGGTGATCGGGCTGCGTACCTGCGCATCGCGATCCTCGGCGCTGGCATAGTACCAGTCGAAGTCCTCGCCGCCGGTGATGTTCGCGCGCAGATAGGCGACGCTCCGCCCGCTCGCCCAGTCCGCCGCGTCGAGATGGACCGATCCGTCGCGCCAGTCGGCGAGCGGCATGTAATTGTCGATGCCGACGAAGTCGACGTCGTCCGAAGCCCAGAGCGAATCGAGGTGGAAATGGACGTCGCCCGATCCGTCCGCCGGCTGGTGGCCGAAATATTCGCTCCAGTCGGCACCGTAGGAGAGCCGCGTCGCCGGCCCGAGCACCGCCCTCACCTCCGCCGCCAAAGTCACCAGCGCGTCGACGAAAGGATAGGTGCTCGCATCCGAGCGGAGCGTCGTCAGTCCGCGCAACTCGGAACAGAGGAGGAAGGCGTCCACGCCGCCCGCCGCCTTGCAGAGATGGGCATAGTGCAGAATCAGCCGCCGGAAGGACCATTCCGCCGGTCCGGAATAGTGGACAGCGCCGCCGCTGATCGAGAAATCGCCCGCATCCGCCGTGCCGACGAAATCCGCGATCTCGTCCGCTACCGCGCTCGTCTTGTCGGGCGAGCCCTCGCGGCCCGGTGCGATCGAGGCGGTGATCGTGCCGCGCCACGGATAGGCCGGCTGCTCCTCTCCGCCATAGGGATCGGAGAGGCCGTTGCCGGCCGGCACGTCCATCATGACGAAGGGATAAAAGAGCACCTTCAGCCCGCGGCCCTTCAGGTCGCGGATGGCGCGGACCACACTAGCATCGGATGGCGTGCCGCCGAATGCTGCCGCCCCCTCGTACTGGCTGACGACCCGCGCGCCGGCGCGCGCGACCCCTCCGGCGCTCCACGCCGCCGGCATGGTGTCCATCGAGGCCGTGGTCACGCCGGGCCGGAGCGTGCAATGGCCGGCGCGGAGGTCGTCGCCGAACCAGGTCGCGACCAGGCCGACGCTCTCGAGGTTTGGACAGAGCGCCTGCAGCTGGTCCAGCGACTCGCTCCAGTCGCTGGCGATGCCGGTCAGGTGGCGGTTGAGGCCGCGCTTCGACCCTGGTCCGATCACCTCGCGCACCGGCTCCGGGTCGTAGCCGAACTCGGTCGCGCCGGGGATCAGCGTCACCGCGCGGATCTTCTTCTCGAGCGCGCCGACCGGGCGGATCACCTCGAAGGAGAGGACCGGCACGCGGTTGCCGAAATCCTCCAGCGCCATGCGCTCGAAAACGATATAGGCGGTGCCGCGATAGGCGGGTGCGTTGCCGTCGCCCTGCTTCGCCTCGATCAGCGAATCGGGGAGCTGCTCGTCGTCACCGAGATAGATACGGTGGGTGACGTTGCGGAGGCTGAACGGCTTGCCGTCCGCCCATACGCGCCCGATGGCGGCGATCGGGCCCTCGCAGAGGCCGATGGCGAAATTGGCGTAGTAGGTATAGTTCCGCACCGTCGTGCCCGACGGCGCACCCTTGCCGCCGGCGTCCTGCTCGGAGACCACCTCCTCCAGCCGCGTCGCCCAGATCATCTCGCCGGTGATGCGCGCCCGCCCATACACACGCGGGATCGCCGACCCCTCCTGCGAGGTCTGCATGTCGAGGTCGGAGAGGCGCGCGCCGTCGACCGTGCGATGCTCCCCGAAGAGCGACTGGTCGATGGCATAGCCGGCGAGCGCGCCGGCGGCGCGGCCGATGACGGCGCCGACCGGCCCGAACAGCGCGCCGAGCGCGGCGCCGGCTGCCTGCAGGACGATTGTCGCCATCAGTCGGTCACTCCGGGAAAGCGGAAGGCAAAGGCGACGCGCCGGCGCCACCAGGGCGTCAGCGCGGCATAGGCGACGGCGGCGCCCTGATGGGCATGGGCGAAGCGGTCATCGGCGACGAGGATGCCGACATGCTTCGCCGGCAGGTTGGCGCGCCAGCGGAAGGTGATCACGTCGCCCGCTCCCGCCTCCTCCGCCGCGATCGGCATCAGGTGCCGGCGGCCGGCCTCGGCCAGCGTCTCGGCGCCGCGCGCCTCGGCCCAGTCGGGCGAGTAGCCCGGCAGCGCCTCCGGCTCGTCGCCGATGAGCGCACGCCATACGCCGCGCACCAGGCCGAGGCAGTCGCAGCCGACGCCCTTCAGTGAGGCCTGGTGGCGATAGGGCGTGCCGATCCAGGTCGCGACCTCGGCGACGATCGCCGCGCGCGTGATGCCGGCCGCCGCGCTCATTCGACCAGGGCCGAGCCGTCGTTGTCGTCGCCGGCGCGCGCATAGGTGAGCGCGAAGTCGTTGCCCGGCATGTGCGGGAAGCCGCGGAAATTGGCGCCGTTGGCGAACTTGGCGCGGCACGTGGCGAAGAGCTTGTCGCAACCCGCCGTCGCAATGAACGTGTCGCCGGCCGCGATCGCGTGATGCGCCGGCTGCCAGAGCTCGATCGTGGCGACATCGCCGGCCGCATGCACGCGCACCTCGGCGGCGCGGCCGGCATTGCCGCCGCCGGTCCAGGTCAGCCGCCCGCGCTCGAACCAGCGATTGGCGAAGGCGTCGAGCCCGGAGACCGTGAAGCGGCGACGGTCGAGCGCCGCGATCACCGTGCCGGTGCCTCGATAAGCACCGTCGGTCAGGTCGATGCCGCAGCGGCTGTCGCCGAGGTCGGCGTCGCAGCCATGGGCGAAGATGCGCCCGCGCTGCTCATCCATCACCGCGGCGGGGCCGCGCACTTCTGCGCGGAACGCACCGTCCTCGTGGATCACCTCGCCGAGATGACCGGCGCGGAGCAGATGCCGCTCCTCCGGCGCCTGCCAGTTGACCAGCCAGGCGCGCACCTCGGCATTGTCGTAGAGCCCCGCCGCAAGACCGTCCGCCGTCAGCCGGTCGGAGGAAAGCGCGCCGCTCACCTCCGACCCGCCAATGGCGAAGCCGGTGGAACCCGTGTCCTCGCTCGTATCGAATCCCGAAGCGGGCTCGAAATCGGTACCGTCGAAGGAGAGCGTGCGGTCGTGATCGGTGAAGCCGAGCACGGCGCCGTCGCTCCGCGTCAGCTTCCAGCAGCGGCAGAGCGTGATCACGCCGGTGGCGACATGGGCGGCGAGCGCCGGGTCGAGGTTCCTCACAGCAGGATCTCCACCAGCGGGATCGCCGGGATGTCGCCGGCGGCGAAGCTGGTCAGGTTGATGTCGAGGCGGTCGGTGTCGAAGCGCACCGGCACGTCGAAGGCGAAGCCCGCGGTCAGCAATGCGCCGTCCGCCGGCGCCTCGCTGAAGGTCACGACGCCGGTGGTCTCGTCGAGGCTCCAGCCGGTCGCCAGTTCCTCGCCGTCGATCGCGACGCGCACCGATCCGCTCACCGGCTTCTTCACTTCGCGTCGCCAGGGTGCGAAGGCCGAGCCATAGGTCTTGGCGAGCTGGAAACTCGTGATCTCGCCGTCGCCGGTGCCGAGTGGCTGGTCGTCGGGCGCGATCGTCGCGCCGGGGGCACAGGACTGGAAGTCGATGCGGTCGCGCCAGCGGAAGCCGTGGAGCCGCCCGCGCCGTTCCTCGAAGAAGGCGAGCACGGCGTGGAGGTCGTCCAGCGTCTTCACGCCATAGCCGGCATTGTAGCGCCGGCGCGAATCCGCCCAGCGCGTGTTGCGCTCCTCGCGGCCGGAGGAGAGCGTGACGATCTCGGTGCGGCGCTCCGGTCCGCCGGTAGCGCCGAAGGCGATCGCGGTCGGGAAGCGCACCTCGTGGAAGGGGACTAGCGCCGGCATGTCAGAGTCCTCTCCTTCCGCGCGCCACGGCCCGCGCCAGCATGGCGCTCACCTGCGCCTCCGATTTCACGAAGGACGTCGCGTCGGGCGTCGTCACGTTGAAATGCACCACGACCTGCGCGCCGCCGCCGGCGCTCTGCACACCGAGCCGTCCGTCGCTGCCGCGCGTGAGCGGCATCACGGCTTCCGCGCCGGCCTCGCCCATGAGCCCGATGCTGCGGGCGAGCGGAAACAGCGTCGGCCCGTCGACCACGCCGCCGCTTGCGAAGGCCTTTACCTTGCCGCCGCCGACCACGCCGCCGTCGGCGAGGCCGAAGGCGCCGAGCAGCCCGCTCATCAGGTTCCCCACCGGCTTCAGCGCGGCATCGAGGGCGATGCCGGCGAGCCGAAGCGCCAGGCCCTTCAGGACGCTCTCGAAATCCTTGCCGCCGACCACCGCGTCCTTGAAGGCGCGGGTGATGGCGGAGGAGAAACGGTCGGCCTGGTCGCCGAGGCTCCTGAGCGACGCCTCGAAAGGCGAGGTGTCCGCCGAGATGCGGACGGAAAGGTCATCGATCTGGGTGGCCATCAGCGATCCGGGTAGCGGGTCATCATTGCGTCAAGGGTGGCGCGGTCGGGCGGCGCCTGGCGGATGCCGGCAATGCCTTCCATCACCGCAGCGAGCTCCCTCGGCGTCATCGCCCAGAAGTCGCGGCCGGAGAGCCGCAACCGGCCGAGGCCGAAGGCCATCAGCTCACGCCAGGGGAATGTCGCCGGCATCGTTTCCGCCGAAGGTCGCCGCCAGCAGGTCCGCGACAATGGCGACGAAGCCGGCGGCGCCGCCCTCGGCCCGCATCCGCGCCACGCTTGCATCGTCGATGTCGCTGCCGGCGCCGCGTAGGCCCGCGCCGACAATGCGGATCGCGTCCGCCGCGGTCAGCTCGCCAGCGGAGAAGCGGCGCGCCAGCGCCATCAGGTCCTTCTCGGCGAGCGCCGCCTCCAGCTCGGCCAGCGCGCCGAGGGTTAGGCAGAGCGTGTGCGGCTTGCCGTCGAGGATGCCCTCGACCTCGCCGCGCCTGCGGTTGACCATGGCTCAGGCCGCCGTGAAGGCGATGGCGCCGGCCGATTCGAGCGCCAGCTCGTAGGCGACCTCGCCGTCATGCTCGCCCGAATATTCGAGCGACGTGATCTGGAAGGCGCCCTGGAGCGTGCCGAAATCCGGCACGATCACCTGCCAGTCGCGGATCGTGCCGTCGAAGAAGAGCGTGCGCACGGTCGCGTCGGTGGTCGCGTCCTTGAAGATGCCGGAACCCGACACGCTCGCCCGCCGCACGCCGGCGCCGGCGAGCAGCTCGCGCCAGCGGTCGGTCGAATCCGCGTTGGTGATGTCCACCGTCTCGGCGTTGAACGCGATCTGGCGCGAGCGCAGCCCGGCCACCGTCGCGAACGACCCGCTGCCGTTGGTGTCGACCTTGAGCAGCAGGTCCTTGCCCTTCTGTGCGGTCATGTCGTGTTCCTGTCTGTTCGAGGGTGCTCGCCAACCTCTACGTCATCCCGGCGAAAGCCGGGATGACGTAGCGAGACTGGTCAGGCCGGCTCCGTCACCGCGCGGAAGCGGATGACGCCGTGCCAGGTAATGCCGTCGGCATCGAGCGCGGCATCGGCGAATTCGAAGCGGAGATTGACCAGCGCATGGCCGTCGAGCTCCAGCGCCGCGTCGTGCAGCGCGTCCCTGAGCGCTTCAAGGATCGACCAGGCCTCGCGCCTACCGCGCTCGCGCGACCAGGCGTGCAGGACGAGCCGAACCTCGGCGCCGTCCTCCGTCCCGGTGCTCCAGTCGCGCACGGTTCCGTCGCCGAAACTCACGTAAGGGAACGTCGCGGCGCGCGGCACCGCATCATAGATGCGGTCGCCGATCAGCGCGCCCGTCGCCGTGTCCGCGACCAGCGCCGCATAGACGGCCTTCTGCACGGCAAGCGCGGGATGGGTCATCGTCCACTCATCCCCCCGACAGCCGGGCCGATCACCGGATCCGCGACGGCGTCGCGTGTGCCGAACTCGCGCGCGAACAGGCCCGGCGCCGAGGCGGTCACCACGACCTCCCCTTCCCCGCGCTCCACCGCGGTCACGCTGGCGGCAGGTTCGCGCGCGGCGATCGCCGCGGCGAGCTCGCCGGCGCGGGCGGCCAGCGCCTGCCGCACCGCCGGGCGGAAGCCGCCCAGCGCGCGGATGATGCCCGCGCCGGTCAGGTCGCGCGTCGTCATGTGCCCTCCTCCTCGCAGCCGAGCTCGATATAGCGCCGGCCTTCGTCGGGATCGTGGATCGTGCGGATGCGGAAATGCCGCCCGCGATAGGCGATGCGCATGGACGCGGTCAGGTCGTCGCGCCGGCGCAGCGTCACCTTGTGGGTGACCACGCCGGCAAGATGCGCGGCGACGGTCTTCTCCGCCGCGCTCACCGGCTCGATGCGCGCCCAGAGGGTGGCGAAGGTCGACCAGCTGCGACTCTCGCCGCCGGCCTCGTCGCTCGTGCCGGTCGCGGCCTCGACCGTCACGCGGTGGCGCAGCCAGCCGGGATCGTGCGCGGCGGCCTTCACAGCTTCATCATCCGGTAGGGCGCGACCAGGGCCTCGAAGCCGGCGGGCGTCGTCGCCTCGGCCGCCTCGCCGAGGCCGCGATATTCGTACCAGTGCGCGACCAGGATCAGGATGGCATGGCGCAGCGGCGACGGCACGTCATCCGCGGCGTCGCCATAGCCGGCGGTCAGGTCGATCTCGATGCCGTTCAGCGCCTGGCCGGGCACCGGCGGCGTCTCGAACCGCAGCCGTGCCGGCGCCGAGGCCTTGTCGACCGCATAGGTCTCCGGATCGATGACATGCGGCTCGCCGTCGGCGTCATAGACGGTGACCGCGTCGATCGCGATCAGCGGCACGACGGGGATGCGGAGCACGCCGCCCTCCGGCCAGGCGTCGAGCCACAGGCGCCATTCCTGCTCGATGAGCACGCGGCGGATCACGTTCTCCACATGCCGGCGGGCGGTCACGATCGCCTGCGTCAGCCAGGCATCGTCGTCCTCGCCGTCGAGGCGGAGATGCGCCTTCGCCTCTGCGAGCGTCACCGGCTCCAGCGCCGGCCCGGTGATCAGGGCTGCGGTCATCGAGAATCTCCAAAGAAGCAGGCGGCCCCGGCGCGAGGCCGGGACCGCCCTTTCGGCAGTCTTGAGTGGGAGGGACGCGGGGCCTCAGGACGTGCCGAATTTCAGGAGCTTGATGGCGTCGAAATCCTGCACGCCGCCGCCGACGCGCTTGGTCGTGTAGAAGAGCACGTAGGGCTTGGCGGAATAGGGATCGCGCAGCACGCGCACGCCGATGCGGTCGACGATCAGGTAGCCGTGGCGGAAATCGCCGAAGGCGATCGCGTAGGCATTGGCCTCGATGCTCGGCATGTCCTCCGACTCGGCGACCGGGAAGCCCATCAGGCTCGCCGCGCCGCCGGCCACCGCCGCCGGCTGCCAGACGTAATTGCCGTCGCCGTCCTTCAGCTTGCGGACCGCCGCCTGCGTCTTCCGGTTCAGCACCCAGGTGGCGTTCTGCCGGTAGCCGGACTTCAGGGTGTAGACGAGGTCGATGAGGTTGTCGGCGGGATCGTCCTCGGCGAAGTCGCCGGAAACGCCGGTCACGACGTAGCCGATCTTGGTCCAGGCCCAGGAGGCCTCCGCCACCTTGGTATAGTTGAGGAAGCCGGTCGGCTTGCCCGAGCCGTCGCCCGAGACGAAGGCGGTGCCTTCCTGGGTGGCGAAAGCCTGCTCGACCTCGCCGGCGATCCACTCGTCGATGTTGACCGCCGTGTCGTCGAGAAGCGTCGCGCTCGCTGCCGGCATGGCATA